TTATCTGTTTATAAAGTCTATAATCATCATAGGTTCATTTGTGGTGATTCTGTCCACCCCTGCTCTTATAAGCTTCTCCCACATTGCCTTGTCGTCTACAGTCCATACATTAACTGAAAGGCCCAGCTTGTGTGCGCGTACTATCAGGTCCTTATTGCGCAAGAAAGAATAATAAGGCATACTGCCGACGGTAGAAAAATAGGCGTTTTATATTTTGTATAAGTCTTTGGCTATTAGTGCAGTATATGTTTATATCAGCAAATTTTCAGCTAAGCAAATAAGCGCCAGTTAAAACAAAAACGGTCTCTGGTAGCCGATAATATGGTATATATTGGTATATTTAGGCGTATTTTTCAGCTAAAAGTCAGCAAAATTTAAAGTAATTATGGCAAAATCAAAATTACGCCTCGATACCAGGCGACAGCTAAAAGACGGTACCTATCCGGTTCAGGTAGCCGTCGGTTATGGTTCAAACATCTACTTGGCCACCGGCATATTTTTAACTTCCGCAGACTGGGATAGCAGGACGCAGCGCGCTACCGGCCGAAACGCCAAACGCATAAACGCGGTATTAGATACGCTGCTTATCCGTGTTTCTAACCGCATACTGGAGCTAAGGGAGACGGGCCGCTGGGATAACCTTACCGGGCCGCAGCTTCGCGAAATGCTGACTGATTTAGATCTGGAAAGCCCCACGGTCGGAGTACCTACCCTCGGCGCCCTTTTCGATACGGTAATAGCCACTAAAACGGGCGGTACCGCTATGCTGTACGGACAGACGCTTAAAAAGCTGACGGCATACTGCGATCCGTACCAGGTGCGCTTTGAGAAAATAACCAAACTATGGATAGACGGGTTTTACGCTTCCCTGGATCCGCTGGCCATTAATAGCCGGGCTATGCACCTGCGTAACCTGCGTAACGTAATTAATTACGCCCTGGACGAAAATATTACGCAAAACTACCCGTTCCGTAATTACCGGATCCCGACGGAAGAAACGGTTATGCGTGTGCTGCCGGTAGAGAAAATGCGGCAGCTGCTGGCGCTGCGGCTGTCGTCCTACGATACTGAGTACCGCGATATGTTTATGCTGTCTTTCTACCTTATCGGTATTAATATGGTGGATATGGCGGCGCTTACCAAAGATAACATAATAGACGGCCGCCTGGAGTACCGGCGGTCTAAGACTGGAAAGTTTTACAGTATACGCCTGGAGCCGGAAGCCATAGAAATAATAGCCCGCTATAGGGGCAAAAAACATCTGCTGGCGCCGTTTGATAGGTTCGACAGATACCAGGATTATACGGCGCACCTTAACGCGGCGCTGCGTAAGATAGGCCCGCAGAAAATGGTAAACGGAAAGCCGGTATATACCAAAAACCACCTGCCCGTTATGGATCCGCTGGAAGCCGGCATTACCTGGTACTGGGCGCGCTACAGCTGGGCCACCTACGCGGCCGATTTAGACATACCGAAAGATACGATAAGCGAAGCCCTGGGCCACAAATACGGCAGCAGCATAACGGGCGTATATATCAAATTCAGCAGGGATAAGATAGACGCGGCAAACCGGCGCGTAATAGACTGGACGGTTAAGGGCATAAAATAAGCCGCGCTGCACTGTGGCAAACGCGGCCGCCCTATCAAAATATCCGGCGTCGCCGTATAAACAAAAATATGATCCAAATAATGGCGGATAGGCAGCATAGCCGGCCGATCCATATAAAGCCCTTGTTATACCATTTTATCGGCTTCTCAACCGGCACCGGCTTTTCTATCCGTATGCTGTCTACGCGTTCCATATAGACGGTATCGCGCAGCAGCTGGTTACGGTATACCGTATCGTGCAGCACCTGGTATTTGTACTTTAGCTTTTCCACGTATTGAGTAACCGTATCGCCCTTTTCCCGGACGTAGATACTGTCGTGGACGTAGATACTGTCGTGCTTGAAAATGTTATTTATCAGACTGTCGATATGCTTGTGCGCGGTGTACGTGCTATCCATCGTCTGCCGGTTCTCGCTTGGCGTGTACCGGGTGGCAGCGCATCCGGCCAGCGTCAGGCTAAGCGTCAAAAGTAGTATAAAGTTTTTCATATCTATAGCTCTGTTTGTACGTCGAAGCACGGGCACGCCTTGTTTGCAAATTCCCGGTGGCCGTGGATCGTCGCGTTAGGATAATCGGTTTTAAGTTTTGCCACCAGATCGCGCAGTGCCTGGCGCTGCTGCGGTGTCCTGGTGTCCTTTGGTGTCTTGCAGTCTGCGGCCAGCCCGCCTATATAGCAGATACCGATACTGCCGGTATTCTTTCCTTTGCAGTGGGCGCCTATTTTGGCCAGATCCCGCCCGGTATGCACGCTGCCGTCTCTGTAGATAACAAAGTGGTAGCCTATTTCGGCAAAGCCCCGCTGGCGGTGCCAGCTGTCAATATCAGCCACCGTGTAGTCGCGGCCCTCCGGGGTGGCGCTGCAGTGTATAATAATTCGGTCTATCTTTCTCATTTCTTTATCTCCTTGTTTTGTTTGTCGTCCGTCTGGTGGGTAAGCAGTTCCGCTACCAGCTTCGCTACATCCTCCTTATTTTCTACTACGATATTCATAGTACGCTCGGCTTTACGTATTTCTTCCTTTTTCCAGGCTTTCTCGCGTACGCTGGTAAATTCGCAGAAAACGCACCAGGCCGCCCAGGCTAAGGAAAATACGGGAAAGGGTATAATAACGCAGGTAATAAGGTCTATACATATCAGCACCATAAACGGGCTAAAGTATTTACGCGCTTTGTCGCAAGTCTTTTTAAATCCGGTGGACGTTGTGGCCTGGCCGTTCTGCCTGGCTTTGCGTACCCCGAAAAATAAGTCTATAGCCATACTGGCGATAATCGCTACAGTAGCTACCAGTATAAGTACTATATCTAACAGCAGGTGGTCTTTTACGAAATCGCCGGCTACCTCTAAAAGCGTTTCTTCCATTTCTAAATATTTGTTTTTTGGTATACTTCTATTTTGACGTTATCAGCTTGCCGGTCTATTATTACCAGCCAGTGTTTAGCCAAAGCCTGCACCAGTTCCACGTCCAGATCCGGCAGGCATAGGACGGCTAACGCTTTCGGCGTGTTAGTAGGTTCCATCGCGTATTCTTTGCAGGGTTTTAACCCTCGGTTTATATTTGTTCTTTAATGCTACCACTTCGTAAGGCCCTTTTATATACGCGTATTTAAACGCGTTTGGTTCCATTTTCTGCAGTATCTTTCGTCTTAGCTTAAATTCATTGCACTGACGCAGAAAACCTAAGTAGCTGTTTATGCTGCTTACGGCGTGCTCCGCTTCCTCCGGTATCTCTGCCCGGTTCAGCCGGCGTATGGCCATAACGAATTTTTTTGCCGTCCGGTTGCATATATAGATCCGGTTCAGCTTTACTACATTTCCGGTAAATGTTACGCCCTTGCTGTAGTGCTGCAGATAGAATTTAGTAGGGCTGAGACGCAGCCCGTATCTGGCCAGCAGCTCGCGGATCTTCGGCACGGCCTGCAGCAGTTTTTCTTTGTACCGGTATATTATGTAAAAGTCGTCTACATATCTGCCCACATACGCGAAGCCCAGCTGGTTTAACAAATACCAGTCCAGGACGTTTAGCAGATAGTTAGCGAACAGCTGGGAAAACAGATTGCCGATAGCGACGCCCAGGCCCTCGCCGTTTGTAAACAGCGATTTGTTAGGCGGTAGGTAGTTCCACATATACGCGGGGCTGTGCTTCTCGCAGTTATTCTCCGGGCAGTGCAGTATTACTGTCCTGCTCAGATACCGCAGGTCGTCTCTATCGTCCGCGTTCTTGTATTTTTCCACTATGAAATCGTCCAGCATATCCGCCAGCATAGCTCTGTTTATAGACATAAAAAAGCCCTGCAGATCCAGTTTCATAATATAGCAGTCCTGGGTATAGTCGCGGCTGCATCTGCGTACGTCGCTTTGCAGCATTTTAACGCCGTACAGCTGCCCTTTGCCCTTTCGGCAGTTAAATGTACGCGGGCTGAAAATCTGCTCAAATAGAGGCTCTAAACGTAACGCTATCCAGTGGTGCACTATCCTATCTTCAAAAGAGGCCGCAAATACTTCTCGATACCTCGGACGCGTAACGACAAAGCATATAGATTTACCGGGTTTATAGGTACGCGCATTTATGCGATCACGTAACGCGATTAGCTTACTTTCGTAATCTATTTCGTACATTACCGCGCTTGCTGTCCTCCGCTTTCTTTTACGGCAGTCAAAATATGCGTCTAATAGTCCTATAGTGGTAATCATATATTTAAAGTTTCTTTGTGTCTGGTTCTCTGCAATAGTGCTGAAACGGCCCTAACCCGATTGTGATTGGTTGCCTTATTGTTGTTGTTCACGTTGCCGTTGTTGAGGTTCAAATTCCACGCGTTGGTCGCGGAGTACTCGGCTACTCGCAACTTCGTGCCGGTCTGTTTTCTACTTAACTATAAATGATAGTGCCCGGCCCATTTTTACAGATAACTTGCGCGCTTGGTTAGTCGTAACCGTCCAAATCTGGCATTTACTCGTTATCTATGCTGTTTGCCCTTATTAACGAGTTCTTCCACGCGGTCGCCTGCTTCCCTATACCGTCCATAAGTTCGATAATATCTGCGTGCCTGCTTACTCCTAATATCCATTTCCTCTCGCCCGCTATGCGTGTTAGAGTTTTCAGTACTTCAAAGCTGGTCTGAAAATTAACCAGGTGCTGTATACGTACGGCCCGATCTCGGTTTATGTACGCCGCCGATATTTCTATTAAAAGATTAACGGCTATATCGTGCATCTTGCTGCCGATACTGAATTTATAGGCCCTCGGAAAGCTCGGCGTAACGTCCAGTATTACGTCCAGCAGCTTACGGCAGTCTAAGTATATCTGGGTTCTTGCTACCAGCTTCGGTTTGTTCATTTCTCTACTACGTAAAATAGTACGGCTTTCGCCGTACTAAAGGTTAAAGGATAACTACTAACTGTTAAACTATAAATGCTGAAACGGCCCTAACCCGATAGTGATTGGGGGCCTTATTGGTGTAGTTCACGTAGCCGTCGTTGAGGCCCAAACGCCACGCGGTGGTCGCGGAGTACTCGGTAGACGTCCAGTAATACGCTTCTGCCAGCGGCGTAGCGCCGTTAATGAATGATAGCGCGTAATTGATTTTACGCATATTTGCGTATATCATCAGCATTTCGCCCAGCGACGGCAGCCACCATTTACCGGCAGTCAATCCCTGGCCGTTTGCATTTGTCCTGCTGTAAGCGGCACAAAAACCCGGTGCGTAGCTTTCCGTATTACATTCGCTGTGCGTAATCTGCGCTGCAGTATTTGTTTTTCCGGCCCAGTCGTCCATAGCGGTAAGTCTGTTACTGGTGGTTACCCCGCCGGCGCTTACTGCTGCGCTGCTCCATAATAGGCCGCCGCTGTCGGCTTCCGTAGGGGCTACCACTAATATTTTGCCGCCCTCTACCACTACGACGCCCTCGGCCAGTTCTCCGCCGTTTTGCTTACTCGTCCAGTTTTCAGGTTTAATCATATACGGGTAATCATTTTGTTTTAAATGGTACATAATGAATACCCCGTCAGATATGGCGTTTAGATTTACGCCGGCCAGCATTGCCGCTTTAAGGTCTGCCAGCGATACTTTAGTGGCGTTTCCGTTCCCGTCGGTAAGGATAAGATACTGCCCACTGTTTACGGTCGTAACCGTACTAACTTCGTTAAATTTCTTTGTTTGCATAATCTTTAAAAATGTTTTTATAACAGTTATAATCTACCAGTCGCGCGGGATCTTATACTGGATCCAGGCGCCGTAATAGGTTGCGTTTCCTACTGTACGTATAATATCCCGGCACCAGACAAAATCGGAAGCGTCGCCCTCGCCTTTAAGGTCTACGCCTGAGTGTCCGTCTGCGGTATCGTTTCTATCGTATATTATGCAGGGTATACTCATTCTTGTAGCCCCGCTGTCGTTATACGTTTCGCAGTTATAGGAGTATACATTAACTTTCGCCGTTCCTAAACGCTTTACGCGTACTATATAGCCGTCATCGCATAATCTCATAAACGGAAGCCTTAAATTTGCGTTTTCTGTATTTATGCAAATAATATTTGCTTCGCCTCTATTCATATAGTGCGAGCTGCTCATTATAGTATTATGCAGTGAAAAACCCGAAATACTCCCGCCGTCTATGTCTATAGCTATGTTTCTGCGCGCTCCCTGGGAAGATACCAGCATACCATAATTAGCACCCAGCCCCCAGTGATTGGACGTATCGCAGTTTTCAAATCTGGCTACAGCTCTGGCGCCGCTGGACGCTGGTAATACATTACCGCCGATACCCGCAAACGCTTTCATAGCGTCGTTTCTAAAGATAACGTAGGCGTCATTATCAAACGGATCATTTGTTAGCCCGTTCCCCGAAATTTTAAAGCCGGCTACCTTTCCGCTTTGTACGTCTATGTTTCTAAATATTCCGGTTTCGCATTGTACGGTACCGTCTTTAGCCTTGAATTTAATATTACCCTGGCTATCTTTCATTTCGATGGTTTCTACTCCCAGGTTTTTAACCAGCGCGTAGGTGGTCATTAAAATTTTAGTGGCCACCAGCTCTATACGGTCGCCCAGTCTCCAGTAGTGCTGCGTCTGGTCTGTCGCGCTTCCGGGGTAATTGCTTTCTGTCTTTGTATGGCTTCTGTTGCATTTGTAATACTCCCCACCATATAAAACGACGTCTACCCAGGTATCGCCCTGCGTTCCCGCCTGGAAAGTATACCCGTTAGCGCAGTCGCTCCAGGCCTGCGGACCTCTAAGCGTAGCGCCCTGGTCTCCTTTGCTGCCCTTACGTATAAATTTTACTACTTGTGTTTTGGATATACTTTTAGCCATAGTCTTTTATTCTTCGCTTGTTATTGTTACCGATACGTCGCCGCCCGCCTGCTGGCAGTGCGCACGCGTTACCGTCTGGCTTGCTTTTGCCGTAGTTCTGTCGGCGTTTAGGTAAACGCCCGCCGCGTCTTTCAGGACGAAATAAAACAGCGTGTCTAACGCTTTTGTGGACGTTCCGCGCTTGACTACTACCGGCGTATAGGTTACTTCGCCGTTACCCGTCAAATCCTCGGTTATCGCCTCATCTTCGGGCTGCGGATGCGGGTCTATATCGTACGGGTCGGAAGCGTCCATTACGCCTTGTATATCGGTTCCTATCTCTGCGCCGTTCCTTGAAACGTGTACGCGATACTCGCCGTAGGTATTAATATCCGCTGCGCTTACCGTAAGCGTCTGGCTGGTGGTTCCCAGTGCCTCCCATCCGGTAGCGCCCATTTTCTCCCACGCGTAGGTAAGATCTAACGATAGGGCCTGGCCGCTCTGGTATGCCATCGCCTTTAAAATGCAGCTTCCGTTTTTCTCGGTAATAACGAAATTTTTATTATCCCCGGCAGCTATTGTTACGCGGTAGCTGCTGCCGGTTGCCGGCTGTATCGGTATGGTATAGCTGGCCTGGATAGTATCGGTTTGCGTACCGTACGAAATGGTGGCTACCATCTTGATAACTGCGGGCGCGAAGCCGGCTATATCTACTATGTTTTTAAGGATCTGCAGGCCATAGTAAAGCTGGTCGCCGCTCGGTGCTATAGTTTTGAAATATCCGGCGAAAGTTCCGGTAGATACTCCGCCGCTGAAATTGATTTTAGTACCGTTAAAATAGTACTCCATAGCGTCGGGATCTGCGACGCCCTCGGCTGACCGGCTGCTGGTGCAAACGAAATACAGCACCGGTTTAGTTTCTGCGAAATTAGGATAAATCGCTGTGCAGTCCTGCGGTGTTCCCTCGTAGTCCTGGTATAAATCCCCGGCAGGGCACATAATCAGCGCCGTATAGGTTCCGGCCTTGCTGATAAATTTAATAGATCTACTTGTGCTTGCTATACTCATAGGACATTATTTTTTAGTGGTTTTCTTTTTTGGTGCGGCTGCTGGCTTTTCAGGTGCCGGCGACATTTTCAGCTGCTGGTCTGCTTCCGGTTCTGGTTCTGGTTGTGGATCTGCCGGCTGCTGGTCGGTTGCTGTCTCTTTATCTGCCTGCCCGTCCTCCGGTTGTTTCGGTTCTGCATCCGGTTGCTGATCCGCCGGCTGCTTCCCGGTCTCCGCTTCTTCTTCCGGCTGTGTTTCCTCTGCTTCCGGTGCCGGCTCTATAATAAACCGCGGATCCGTAGCTACGGGAAGCTCGCGTAGTACTGTTCCGTCTTGTTCCTCCCGCGCTTCGTGTGCCATAAGCGCTATACCGCCGATCTGCTCCAGTATCTGCGGTAGGTCTATCAGTTTACCGAAAGCCAACATATCGGCCTGCCATAGCAGATAGTTACCGTCTTGCAGCTGGTTTCGGTCTTTTTCTAAGCGCAGGTACTGCGCTACCTTGTAGTTTGCTTTAATGTATCGTGCCATATCTAAACTGTATATTTGTTAATGGAAAATAAATAGCTTTCCGTCGGCGTCTATAATCGCCTTGCCGTCGTGGTTATCCCGGGCTATGCCCGCCGGGCCTCTGTCTACCACGTCCAGGCCGATAACGCCGCCGTATGTTTTATCCATAGCGGCAGTGGGCAGTATAGGGCTTTTCCCGTGTCCTACCTGCTCGTAAGATAGGCTGCCGGTAGCTTTGTTTTTGGCTATGTACCATAACGGCAGCAGCTCTTTTTCCGCGTTTGTTATTTCGCCGTTGGTGTTCCTGATAACCGCGGTAGGCGCTATCCTTAAAATACCGGTAGGGATATTATAGGGCGCTCCCGATATTTCGCACTCGTATTTCGATATTCGGCGGACAAAAACGGCCTCAGCAGACGGCGAAGCCTCCGTAAGTTCTACGCCTGCCGGCGTTCCCTCCGCACTGTATTTTACGCGGCAGCGCAGCTTCTTTTCCGCGCCCATAAGCCAGCGGTCTATAGTTACGCTTCCGTCTGTATTCAGTGTTATATCGCTATCCAGTACGGCGTCGTTTCCTGCGGCTCTCCAGGTGCTGCCGTCCAGTACTTCCCATACCAGGGCGTATCTTTCAGCGGGGCATACGCTATCGCCCAGCCAGACGGTGGCCGTAACGGTCTGTTCCCTCGGATCCGAAAGCGGGTTATATACTGTCTGCTCTGCCGCGTCCAGCTCTACGCGCACCAGGTCGGAAGCGCTGCTGCAGCTTACCATATACGTACTGCGTATAGTACTTACCTGGCTGTTTCTTGCGTCTATGTATTCCGCGTAAAATTCCAGGGTAATAGGTACTTTAGGCTCCACGTTTTTCTTTACCTTGATACGCCCGGCCAAACCTCCGGTAGTGGTTATCTCGTAGTTAGTGTCCTCCGTGGATATAAGCCGGCGCACCCCGTTTATGGTTTCGTACCAGCGTACGTTTGTCAGCGCGTGGTTTACCCGTCCGGCCGGCAGTACTTCGTCTTTATCCAGTATAGATACGCAGGGCTGCAAAATTAGAGGCGTCAGCGTATAATCTGGCGTGTATTCCAGCGTATCGGCGTTATAGTTCTGTTTATCCGGTACGCTTCCGTCCACTGTAAACGATATTTGCAGCTGTAGCGGTTTCCAGTTAAAATCAAATCTTTTTGTTTTCATTTTACTAAGCCCTTTATATTAATACTGAAAAATAGTGGTTTCGGTACCCAGCGCCTCGCCGGCTCCGTCTCTCAAAGTAACTGTAGCTATGAATTTAAGCACCTTTGGCACGTAGCCGTTAAAATCGCAGTCGGCGGTAGTCAGGTCTATAGATTTACCGGCGCCGGCCCGGCTGATCGCCCAGGCGTTATCGGACGCTACGCGCTCGTTTCCGTCTGCATCCTCGCTGTATCTCGTCCAGGCTACATCGTTGGCCAGTATATCGTCCGTTATATCCTGGTTATGCAGTTTTGCTACGATCGTCAGCGTCAGGTTAAATCTGTCCGGATCAAAAATATAGTCGGTGTCCTCAAAATCCACCGTAAATTCCGGGTTTCCCTCAACCATACCCCAGTCCGTATTATTCCAGGCCGGGGCCGTATGCGTACCAGTAAGCGCGCAGCGATAGCGGCAGCCCTTATACCATACGTCCGATACTTCGTATACGTTCGTCGTAGGGTTCAGCGTAGCGGCGTAATAGTCGGCGGTAGCGCTCCACTGTCCGCGGTCTACTATCTCGCTGACCGGCCGGCCCTGGTAGTCTATCCGGATAATATCCTGGACGATCAAACCGCGGGCGTATACGTAGTCCTGACCCTCGATAATAGGCAGATCCATAGTTTGCAGAAATTCCGGCAGGGTTCCAAAGGTGGCGCCGTAGTTCTCTACGTCTATTATCGGCTTCGTTACCCCGGTAAGCCTTACTATCCGGCCCTCGGTGCTGCTTAGGTATATGCAGCTTTGCCGCCTCGTGTCTGTCTGGTTTCCCCAGCGCGCTATATTCATCATCTCGCACGGCGGGTAATTGCTGCCGCTCGGTGTGTCCGCGTCGTCGTATAGCGTTACTTCGATATAATTGTTAGCCGTATTTACGCTGTTTACCCGCATCCAGCTTGTATAGTACTGTCCGCTTCCGGCCGCCAGCGTATTGATAATACCTTTCAGTACATTGTTTTGCGCCTGGGCGGTAAAATAGCCATCCCATTTACGGCGAAGATGCAAACCGTAGCAGCGGTTACCTAAGTCGTCTACGCTCTCGATCGTGTCCGCTTCTGTCAGCAGCTGGTCTCCCTCTATGGCCGTAAGCCGGTTAATTATAAGCTCCAGGCACTCGAAATAAGTACGCACGCGTACGCTTTCAAATTCGGCGTTGCCCAGCTTGTCTATACCGGCACCGGTTCCGCTGTATAGGTCTTTGACGAAAGTACCATACTGCGCGCCGTCCTTGAAAACCGCCAGCCCTAATACGGTAAGCATTTTTTCAAAGGTTAGGTTACCTTTGGCCACATCGTCGGCCAGACGCGATAAAAACTGCTCGCGTACCGGGCTGTCCGGCGTCAGGTCTTTAGCCAGGTCGGCTAACCCGGCCTTTACCTTTTCCGTTACATACTGCAGCACTATGTTACCCCGGTCGTCCAGTACCTCCCGCGGCTGCGTAAGATACAGATACCCGTTTTCGTCTACGCTGATCTGGTCTAACGCCGTTTTGTTCGCGTGGCGGTGGCTGTCTGCGTCGTTTCCGATTTCGCCTGATACATTTACTACGGTACTGCCGGTGGATCCTCCGGGCGCACCGCCGCCCAGCTCGCGTAAACGTTTGCTACGCGGGCGGGCACCTCTGCGGTAGGTTGTAAGTATAAATTTCTTTTCTGACATATTCGGTTAATTTTGTTTATCGTATTCGTCCGGGCGCAGCTCCACGTATGTAGCGTCGCTGCAATCCATACGCACGTCCTGCACTTCTTCCGTTACCATAAATTTTTTATCCTGCTGGTTCTGCTCGCTGTAGGTGGCGATAGGGTCGTGCATCAGCTCGGCTTCTCCGCTTAGCGTGGTACGCCGCTTTGCAAACTGGCTGTATAGCGTTCCTATAAGCAGTTCTTCCGCCTGGGCAGTACGTCCGGCCCTGGTAAGGTTTCTAATCTGTTTACCGTTCTGCGCATTGAAATACGCGCCGCGGGCTGTAGGTACGCCCTCCGCGCTGGTTCCGCAGATCGTATCTATATCTATACTTTCCTTAGCCGCCGTATTCAGTTCGCCGTTATATTCTACATCGTCCGCGTTTATGGCCTGCTCAAACTGGGTATTATTCATTATCTCCACTTTCGGCAGTTTAAACATTATCCAGTTATATTTTTTCCATAGGCCCTTTGGGTTGTTGTAGTTTACATTTTCCAGACTGTGCCCGTCATCGCATAGCTGCCACGTTCCGCCGCATATCTCTATCCAGAAAGTACCGGCCCCGGCCTCCGGATAAGGTATATACTGCCCGGCCTCCGCGTTTGTCAGTACCGATACGGTATTACTTTTATGCGGATTTATGGCCGGTCTGTTTGTTTTCCATCCCAGTACGCCGCTGGTCTCGTTTCTGTCTTTGGCGTCATACCAGGCCAGCCAGCCCCAGCGGTTAGGTTTTCCGTTGCTGTCCTCCTGGTAAACGTACCATTGGCCGTAGGTAGCCGTTAGCGTAGTTATCGGATAGTCTACAGACTGTTTAACCAGCTCCCGGTTATCCCATACGTATACCGTATCGCTTCCGTCCGGCTTAAACTTGATAAGCACGGGCACGTACATAAAGTTACCGCGGCTGTTCCACATATTGTACCAGTCTTTTTCTTCCTCGTACTTCATAATGTTAGCCGCGCTTTCAAACGGATTAAACCGCGGATCCAGCAGCATTTCCAAACTTATACGCAGCATAAGATCCCGGCTGTTATCCACCGGCGGCAGCCATACTTCGCTACTCTTAAAAAGCGTAATACCTATATCTGTAAGAAAGCCTACCAGGGAAGCCGTAGGAAGCCCGTAGCCGCTTTTTCTAAGCTGCGCCGTCCAGTTATGGCTGTCGCCAACTTTAAAGCCCTCAAACGCCGTAGTTCGTATGGCTATTCCCTCGCAGTCGTTACCGTCGTACTGCGGTACTATCCTAAAAAAGTTTACGGCGCTGTTTATTGTGGCGTTCTTTCCCTGCTTTGACAGCCATATAGTAAACCCGCTATCCGTCGCGTCTATCCAGTCGTATAGGTTGGTGCTGTAGTGGTATGAAAAATACCGCGCGTTTTCCGTGCTTATTCCGGTAGCGTTGTTTATGGCTATACTGTCTTTCGGTGTCTCTATGCTATCCAGCCAGCATTTTTCGGGCAGCAGGTTACCGGCCTGCGCGTAGGTGTTCCAGGTTATCTTTGCGTTATTGTATACCACGTCTACGCCCATAGTCTGGCTGCTTCCGCTCCAGGTTATCTGTTTCGTGGTGGCTTTGGTATACAGCCCGTTTAGATCGTATACGTATACTTTGCCGCAGCGCTGCACCATACGCAGGCCCAGCGGCTGTAATACTCCCTCGACAACTTCCGCCAGCGTTGAGGCTTCGCCGTCCTCGTCGTAAAAATTATCGCTCCGCACTTTTAGGCTGGCCAGGCTCATAGCGGTAGCAAACTGCGCCGACAGCTGCGTACTTATCAGGCTGCAGTCTATGCCGCCGTATTCTATTCCGCAGCGCCCTATACAGTAGCTAACCACATCTTCCAGCGACAACATACCGGCGCGGTCATATTTCAAACGATCCATTACGCCGAAATCGCTAAACGTAAGCGTAACGGTGTACCCTTTGGCCTGCTCGTACGGTTCTTCGTAAAACTCTGTGTCTATCGTTCCGCTCCAGTATAGGGTAGTATTTCGGTATACGTTAAGCACTATACGGCCTACTTCCACGCTATACAGATCTTCGTAGGTTCTGTCTCCGGGGCTTATTATTTTAAGCGTGGCCACCGCTCCGCAGATAACCTCTTCTTTGCTTTTGTTTCCCCATTCGATAACCAGCGGCTGGTCTGCATCAAAAACCAGCTGCCCTATGGTCGTAAACTCGCTGTCGGCCTCCTGCAGTATATCGGCGCGCCAGATAACGCCCGATATGCTTATAAATTTTCCGGTATATCTTAAATACTTCATACTATCCACGGTTTATAATTGCGTTTTCCTTGCTGAGTATTCCCACCAGGGTACGGCCTCTAATCTCAAATTCCACCTTTCCAAAGTCGGCGGCTACCGGTGTAGCCAGCATACCGCGCAGCTTATCCAAAGGCGCTACCACTTCCGGGTTATTCTTTGCTCCCGCATATTCTCCGAACAAACCCAAAGTAGGGCCGTAGGCTATACCTCCGGAAGCAAATTTCGGTACAGACGATTTAGCCTTAGCGATCATAGCTATCATAGTGGCCACCATAGCGGCAGCGATAGCCACGCCGGCAAACGGGATCCAGCTGTGCGCCTTGAAAACTTTTGCGGTGGCTGCCGTCGTATCGGCTGCCGCCTCTATTCCGGACGCCGTGGTTTTGGCCGTACTGTTTGCTACTTCTATGCCGGTAGCAGTAGTATCTGCCGTCGCAGTGGCTAATACTGCGGCTGCTTTGTTCTGTTCTGCCGCCGTCTGCATATTCGTAGCTCCGGTCATCATCTGGATAATTCCTATAAATTCCTTTATACCGTTATACAGATTAATAAAGCCGTCTACTATCCTGGTAACCATCTGCCAGGCGTTGCCGTTACCTTTCAGGGCTTCCGTTATTCCCTCGATACTTCCGCCTACAGTCTTTACGGCGCCCCATTCTCTGCCCAGTGCCTGGCCGGTAGTCATACTTACGCGCTCGGCTTCTCTGCCGGCCTCCCGTATGGCGTCCGCCTTAGCGTTCCAGGCTGCTATCTGCTGGTTAATCTCGGCCGCCTCGCTTATAGTAGCGTTCTGCAGCTGGTCGTTAAGCAGCTGTATATTTCCGCTTATATCCGCCAGGGTCTCTGCGTCCGCTTTCCATAGCGGGCCGTTATCCTCTACGCCGTCCTCGACAGCTTCGGCCACCTTTTTACCCAGCGCCTGGTATTTGTCTAACTCTCCCTCGTATGCCTCTATTTCCTTGTTTATGGCCTCTATGGCGGCTTCGCTCGTCGCTTCGCGTAATCTATCCCGCGCGTCCTCTATCTTTTCCTCCAGCTGCCCTATAAGGCCCTCGCTGGCTTTTGCCTTCGGCACTGCAGCCGTGGCGGTAGATTTAGCCGGCTTATAATTTGCGTACTTGTTTTTAGTGGCTTCCAGGTCTAAGGTAGGCGCTTCCTCGGTCTTTTTTACGTCCACCTCTACTTCTACCTTTTTACCACCCAGGCCCAAAATACCTTTTAACCAGTTCCAGGCTTCCTTACATTTTTTAGACAGCCACTCGAAAGCCTTAGCCAAACCGTTTACTATGGCATTTGCCAGCGGCTTTATTACGCTCCATACTTTATCGCAGATCTCCCGGAAGCCGTCGCAGTGCTTATATGCTGCTATCAGCGCGGTAACCAGTGCACCTATGGCGGTAATCAGTATACCGATAGGGTTAGCGGAAAGCACCAGGTTTAAAATCTTCTGTACTCCCGTCCAGGCTGCCGTAGCCGCGGACGCTATTTTCTGGGCTGCCGCAGTGGCCAGGGCTGCCACCTTGTTTTTGATCATAGCGGCCGCCGATACTGTAAACGCTTTGGCACTGTGGTAAAGCGTTACACATAGCGTTTTAATTCCGGCCGTTAGTGTCGCTACTCCGGATAGGGCGGTAATAGCCTGGGCGGCTATCGTAACAAACGGAAGCGCGCCGTTTACAAGCCCGCCTATCTGTTCTTTGTAGTCTCCTAATACATTTACTAACTGCTGCTGCTTTCCGCTGTCTGTGGCCGCTAATTGGCTGTTCATCTGGCCGACATTGTTTGTTATAACCTGGGCCAGCATTGCCGCGCGTTCTTCCTCGGTTCCGTATTTTAATACTTTCTGCTCGGCCTCGTCGAAAGTAATACCCACACGGGTAAGCGCCGCCGTCTGGCCCTGCATAACTTTACCCATAAGGTTACCCACGTTTACGGCGTCCTGGGTAGTAGCGTTTAGTCCTTTTTGCTGGGCTATCAAATTATTCATAGCCGGCAGCAGGGTTTTCAAACTTTCTTTCTGCGTCAAAAATGTAGCCACCTGCTGGGCACCTGATAACTGCACCTCGTTGCCGATAACTCCTATCTGCTGCTGGGCGCTTGCCAAATCTTTTATGGCCTGCACTTCCTCGGCAGTAGATCCCATACGCTGCTGCATTACCGTTTCCAGCTTCTTTTCCGCCGTTTCCTGCACCGCGTACGCGTCGCCTAAATCTTTCATCGTAGCGTGAAGCTGGTTAAAGCTGCGCTGCGCCGCATCTATTCCGGTAGCCAGGGCAGCAAAATTTATCGTATTTGTGCTTAGCCTCTTAGCCTCGGACATAGTAGACGATATTACGGTTTTCAGGCCCTCGGCGTCTTTGGCCAGATCCTTAAAACCCTTACTGTCTCCATCCAGTTTAAAGGTTATACTTATTGTACTTTTTCCTGCCATTTTCTTTTATGGTTATATAAGTTCGTCGCCTAATTTCTTTACTAATTCCTCCATACGCTTACGCTGCTGTTCTTTGGTCAGCTTCGGCGGATCCTCGGTAATTTTATCTTTATCCCAGGGAAAGGGCAGCAGCTTTTCCGGTGTTAGCTTTCCTTTCTTCTGGTTTATATGCGGCTGGATAGTAATACAAGCCAGCAGGCGCATACGTTCCCAGTTATCCTTAAAATCAGTATCGCGCTGTAATACATACGCGTTATATATTTCTGCAAATTCTTCAAAATCCAGCTTGCAAAAATCCTCATAACTTAGACGTATGCACCCCAGCGCGATACCTAAAAGTTCAAAAATACCCTTTGGCTTTAGCTTTTTTTTTCTGCTTCGTCCTGGTCGGGTTGGTTTTGCTGCATCTGTTCTGCCCAGGCGTTCATATCCTCCGGATCCAAAGCGTCTGCAAATTCCATTAACGACATATCGAAAGGTATTTTATCGGCAGCTGACGCGGAAGCCACGCAGCAGTACAGATACGTACACAGTTCCGAAAAACTCGTATTTGAAATCTCGGTTACTTCTTTCCCGGTCTCCTTTTTAAAGCGAAGCATAGCCCCCATCGTAGGACGGCAGGGGTATGCTTTGCCATTAATAGTTACTTCAATTTTTGCCATAATCTATACTTTTATTCCCCCGTCGTATTCTCGGTAATGGCGGTTTCGTCCAGGGTTGTAGGTTCGCCGTCGTTTTCCAAACTCAAAGAGTAGGTGGCGTCGTCCTGAGCTGGCGCGCTTTCCTCCAAAGAGGTAATAACAAAATTACCCTCCAGATACGGGTTTTCAGTTTCCGCGCGTTCCATACATTTTACAGCCACCGGCGCGCCGGCTTTCCAAAGGGCAAACAGATCTTTAAATCCGCACTCTGTTTCGTCATAGAAACGCAAACCCTCGGCAGAAATAGAAATAGACAAACCAACTATGGATTTACCTTTCCAAAGGCCGGATCCGATAGTGGTAACAGACGCTACCGGTTTAACTGCGCGTTCTTTCGTCTCGCTGTTAAAGGTAGACGTATGGCTGGTGCAGCTTCCTACGGCTTTACCGCCTACGTATACTAAAAGATCGCTACCGTTACAGTAGCCGCTTTTTGTTGTTGGCATAATCTCTATATTTTAACGTTAAACACTAATTGCTGCAGATAGGCGTCGTCTTGCCAGGCTTCCTCGCTGTCGGCTAAATAGCAGCTGCGCATTACCAGCCCGTCGTCCGTAGTCGCCTGCACGCCATCCAGCGCGCCGCGCACGGCTTCGGCCAGCTCCACGCCCTCGGTATAGCCTGCGGTATAGCAGATAACCTCTATACCTACAGTATCGGCGCTGCTCCCTTTCTTCACTACCGCGGGGTCTAACTGCGTACGCCTATAAAGGATATACGGCAGTTCGGCTTTGTCGATAACCACCGGGAAAACCTTTTTAGTCCTGGCGGCCACCTCCGGATCATTTGCCAGCAGGTCGCGGATAATCTCGCCCGCGCTTAAACTTGTTTTATTTACAGCCATACTTTTTAGCTATTTTTTCGACATTCTCAGTTACTAATTTATGCAGATCGTCCGTTACCGTATCTCGTACTCCGCTAAGCGTTTTTTCCATATATCCGTAGCGCCTCATACTTCCGGTACGGTGGGCACTTCTTTTTCGGTCTGCGCGTAGACGCGTTCCCTGCTTAGATTTTGTACGGCGTTCATCCGTACCCATTTCTGCCCATATAAGTATCGGCTTTTTAAGGCCCTGGCGGTTTGTATGGTAGCCCGCTTCTCCCTTTCCGTTTTTTCCGGCCTGCTTTGTACCTACAGTTACCCGAAAACCGGCTTTACGTCTAAACACTATAGCGCGTATGCCTTTTTCCAGGTCTTTGTCCGATCGGATCCCGCTGCTGCGCAGGTTGTTTATAGCTGTTTTGCGTATCTGGTTAGCTTCCTTACGAAAGCCACCTTTTAACGCTTGTAACCTCCGCTTCGGCTCCATTTCAGCAAACAGCTGCTGCAAATTTCGGTCATTGTACTGTACTTCTTCGGCCATACTCTACTACTCGTTTACTCGATCGCATATTAAGGTTTTATAGCCTCTATCCAAATTAGGTACTATCGCTACTACCGTATATAGATAACCGCCCAGCTGGCGTACCCGCCAGTTCTCAGCTACTCGGTGCGCGTCTCGTATATTAAACCGTGCGCCGTAAGCCGCGAAATGTTCGCCTACTTCCTCGCTCCGGTTTCCGGCGGTGTTCACTCGCTCGGCCCATACCGTTGAGGTTTCTATATACTGGACGGCCTCAGCGCCCATACGGTCAGTAGTTCGCTGAGGTTCCAGTAAAGTAAGTTTATATTTCAGTGCTCCGGCTCTCATTCTGTAGCGTCATTAGCTAATTTTCGATAAGGTTTAATTAAGGCCTGCAGCGTATAGGGTACTTCCGACATCTGCACGCCCGCCACTGCTTCGCGCTGGTTGTACCAGTGCCCGGCGATCAGTAAAACCGCCTGCTGCAGCGTGGCCGGTAATTTTTCTCCGCCGCCCATTTCCACCAGCTCGGCGCTGGTTCGGTTGGTGGCTTTTACTACGTACTCCTCTGCCGCTTCCAGCAGCTGGCCTAAATAGGCGTCGTCCGTAGTAAAATCGTCCGCGCGTACGTGCTGTTTCAAAAGTTCTATACTAACTGTAGCCATAATTAAATCCTGCTATAAAATGTTACCTATCTGTTTTTCTCAAATGGTTAGGCGGTAGGTGCCACCTTGCCCAAAATAAAGCCCTCAGGGCGTAAAGTCTTAGTAGCGTAATCGGCGTTAAGCACGAAATCTACTGCGTCCTGGCGTGCCTTGCTGTATGGATCCACCACGAAACGAAGCGCACCAAACAAGCCCATAGGCTGGTATCTCCAGTCGCCCAGTCCGATATACTCGGTAATTACTGTTACCTCTGCTATCTTTCCGTCTCCTGGGGTAGTAATGGTGGCCAGTGCGTTGTCGATAGAGTCGCCGCTAACCTGGTAGTCCGGTGTCTCGCCCTCTCCTAAAGTATGGACGGCCCAGCTTGTAGTACTTTTTGTGTACTTCTGGTAGCTCTTTTCTACCTTACGCACTGCGTTTGTAGTGTATACCGGTAAGCCGCACATCATACCGTTTTGGATAATAGGCATATAAATACCTCTCGCGTTGATAGGTTCGCCCTCCAAAATAGCTTTCTGGCTCTTTGTCATAACCCAGCAAAGGTGCTCGCCGTCGATACCGCTTTCCAGTACCTTAGCTTTCATATCCTTGTTGAGCTGCTTGAATGTAGGCGTACTTGCCAAAGCCACCGGATTTTCGGCTGCTTTCACAAACGGGCCTACCAAACCGGCTGTCTGTGCTGCGGTGTTTACTGCCTTTGTGCTAAACAAGATCTTGTTAAGCAGCTGGCGGATAGCCATAGGCATAATCTCGCGTACGATTGTCTCCAGCAAACCGTCTGTCTGGTTGATAGACTGGTTAGATACCGGGATAGCGATACCGATACGTGCTGGGTTTGCAGTAAGTTTGCTAAACGGTATTTTGCTGTCGGCCAGCTGTGCGCCCTCGCCCAGTACTGTAGCTTCCGCCATTTCGTACATAGGCCAGATATAATCGCCTGCCAGGCCGGTAGGCATAGGCAAACCAACTTTATCGAGTATAAAGCCCTCGGTAAGCGGTTTTAAAATATCCTCGATATTAAGCGGGATAATACCGCCAGCTGTTACGTCGGTTACTAACATAATCTCACGTACAAACGTAATTTCTGTTTTCTGTCCTCTGCTGGCATTTTCGCGGATAATCTTTTCTGCGTCCTTGCGGGCGTTAGGATTTTCGCGCAAATGGTCTGCAGCCACTACCTGCATACGCATATGCAGCAGCTGGTTTTCTTGTACCAGTTTGTTAAATTCGGCAGTTTCTGCGTCGGTACGCTCGCGCTGCTCTTTCTCGCACAAATCAGCTATCTGGCTGATACAATCGCAGTTTTCCTGGTACTTGTTGTAAAGATCGCGTGCGTTTGCTTTGTTCATCTTTGGCATAGCTCAAAAACTTTTTAACTGTTAAACAATATATTACAATTTATACGAAGCAGCGCGGCGCATTTCGCGCACTTGCTCCCGCATTGAATTGTCTTTTTTTACTTCCGGTTTCCTTAGCTCCTTGATCAGCTCGCGGGCTTCCGCCTCGCAGTTAGTGTCCGGGTATGCCGGATCGGCAGCCAGGGTAAAGTCATAGATCCCGGTAATGGTTCTAACGGTGTAGGTAATCTGAGTTTTTCCGTCCACGCGTTCTACTGATCGCTCCACGTAGGCGCTGTCGTAGTAGTGCGTAGAAAACATAAAGCTGCAACCGCTAATATCCCCGCGGCGTACCAGCTCCAGTGCCTTGTCTCCGTCTGCTGTGTTGGGCGCGTCAAATTCAAACGCCACGCCCTTATCATCCACTGAATAGGTAAGCGTACCGGCGCCGTTCTTGCTGCGCGCTAATATCAGCTGCCTATCGTGAAACATTGTCATTTTAATATCGCACCCGTCCAGTAGCTCTTTGGTTACGGCTTCCGGGGCGATAACTTCGCGTGCTTCCTCATCGTCGTAGGCGTATAGCGGTGCCGACGGTGTATTAAAAAGAATAGCATAGCCGGTAATGGTTCGGCTGGGTGCCTCGCCCTCGGCTGCTTCTCGCACGTGCAGATCTGCTACGGTATGTAGCATCCTGGTAATTACTGCGTCTTTATTCTTCGCCATCTTCTGTAGTTTTAGCCGGTGTCGGCTCGGTTTCTGCCGGCGCTGCGGTTGCGCCGCTTTCGTTTATCCCTTTAAGGTTCGCAGATACCAGGACGGTATCGCCACCCTCTACCGCGGGTTTGTTCTCAATCTTTCGCCAGTCATTGACTGTATATATGCCGGCCGCTATCGTCTGCGTCTGGTATTTTACGCGGCTTTCCAGGTCGCAGGCATAAAGTCCGGTACGGTCAAACTCAAATTTACGTTTACCGCTCAGCGACGGGGCCACCAGCTTACGCAGCAGCTCGTTTTCTATCTTACGTAAAATAGGGTTCAGCGTAGTAGACAAAAACGCGACGTTAGCCTTTTCCGCGCTCTTGTAGTTATTGCTGGTATCGTCGAAAGCAAACGACGGGTGCACCCTGAAAAATCGGCAGATCTCGCGCACCGTAAATTTGCGGCTTTCCAAAAACTGCATATCTGTAGACGATAACGAAATAGGGCTAAACTGCACCTGGCCGGGTAGCGATACTATACGCTCTCCGCTGCTAAACTTGCTATCCAGGTCTGTAGCCGTTTTCTCCAGCTGGTTGTCCTGGTATTCCCCGAAGCCCCGCACGCTGGTATCGTTGCTTACTATACCGCGCACGTTACCACCGTTTGCAAATCTGTTAAGCGTTTCGCGGTTTCCGGTAAGCGCTATATCCAAAGTAATACGGGCATAGGTAAGCGTGGATATACCGGTTTTGCCGTCCAGACTGAAATTTTTTATATGTATAATTTCATCTTCGCCGTATACTCCAGATACTCCGGCCTGCGCATCGTATACCGTATACAGATCGTTTATAGTATCGTGGCTTACGGCCTCCGGCGACAGCAGCGCCAGGCGATCCACTTCTAAGGTGGCCACGTCATAGATAGGCAAAATATAGGCGTTACCCCGAAGCAGCATATAAACTATTACCTGCTTCCAAAAATCTACTGCCGACATATACGAGCAGGGCTGCACGGTTAAAAGATAATGCAGGCGGCTATTTACGTCAGGCACGAAAATATCGCCTTTCTGCCGCATAAACTGCATAGGCAGGTTAGCCACGCTATCCGATAGAAAACCGACGCAGCAGTAAACAGTAGCGACGCTTTGGGCGGTGCCATTTACCGGTAGCGTATAGGATCCACCGCGACGCGGTGTACTGGCGGGCTGCTGACTGGCAGCGTTTCCGTCCGTAGCTTTCGGTTCCTGGCCACGCCTAAAAATGTTATGTAAGTAAGTTTTAAAACCCATCGCTAAAAAATTAATGCTATCTACTATACGTAGAATTACCGGTAAATGGTACCCAAATACCGGTAACTTGAAAAATATCTAGCGCTCGTAGTCAATAAATAGACGTAGGCACATCAGCTTAGTAATTGCCCCGTCTATCTTCTGCGTTATCTTTCGCTTTATAGGTTTGCAGTTTTCCAACTTGTCGCTATCCAGGACGGCGTTACCGAAGCAGTAGGCGTTTATCGGGTTGTCGTTTATAAAGATATGGCCGGTTTTCGCCCCGTGCTCAAAACTTTCTACCGGTGCCGTAAAGTTTCCGTAGGTCTGCTTTACGCCCTGCAGCACGTTTTCGGCTCCGGAAGCGGCCAGCATATTAATAACCTCCTGACTTTTCCAGGGGTCGTAGCCTATACCCAGGATCCGCACCACCTTATTAAGCCGCAGCACATAGTTTACGATAGTACGGTAGTCGATAACGTCGCCGGGCGTAAGTATTAGATAGCCTTTTTCCACCCATACGCGGTACAGCTTTTCGTTAGGGTGCCCGGATAATGCGCCCTCCGGAAAAAAGTACGACGTATAGAAATAAAAGTTTTTCAGCGACGGATCATACATACCCATAGTAACGGCGCTAAAGTCGTCGCTTTCCGATAGGTCTATAGCCACCATAGCGTCCGGTCGTCCTTTAATGCTGTCTAACATCATAGGCCGGCTAATATGGCGGGCCAGCGTGCTACTTATCCAGCTGCGCTGCTCGTTCTCTGCGTATACGTTCAGCAGCTTAGTACGGAAAGCCAGCATAGCTTCCGCGCCGTCTCGCACCGCCTTTTTGTACTCCTGGCGGTAAAACTCCATATTTACGGTAATGCCTAAATGCGGGTGCACCTTTCGCCAAGTGTCCTCGCTGTCCTCCGGATCGTCTAAATCAGGCTCGAAAATATGCGCAAATAGGCTGTCGTCCTCATAGTCTCCCAGCAGCACGGCTTTATATCCCTGCAGCATTTCGTAAAACGGCCCGTCGAAAACGTCCGAAGCCGTGGTTATTATAACTGTCAGCGGGTTTTCCCTGACACCCATAGACGTAGTAAGCACGTACAGCAGGTCGCTATCCCTGGCCTGGCTAAACTCGTCCATAATTACCGTACTGGCGTTCAGCCCGTCTTTGGTCTTTGCGTTGGCTGTCAAACACTGGGCAAACGCGCTGCGGTCTTTGCGCTTGCTTTTAATCGTCTGCTCGTTGATAATGTACCGGCGTTCCTTTGGATCCAGCCGCTGCATACAGCCACGGATAACGTCGAAGCACTTTTTAGCCTGGTCGCTGCTGTTCGCCGCGGTGTAGCTCTCCGCGTTTGCATCGCCATACAGCAGATCGTCTATAGCCAGGGCGGCGCTGCTGGTCGTCTTGCTGAATTTTCGCGGTACGTAAAAAACGGCTTCCCGGATAACCCGGTGGCCATCTTTCCAGAAAGCATATATATTTCCAAACTGGAAGCACTGTACCGGCGTCAGCTTGTAGCGCTGCTGGCCCAGCTTCCCAGGAAAATATAGGCTTTCGTATAGATCAAAAAACCGCTGCACCTCCGTAATATTTATACCGTACTTATCGCACATACGAAAAAACCGCGAAACGGCCAGCTGCTCGTAGAGGTTATGCGCGTCCGGGTTACCCGCTACTTCACGCACGTAGTAGTCCAGCCGGCTATCCACTTCCGATAACCGGTAACGATCTACGTTTATGCTGGCCAACTCTGCGGTTACGTCTATCTTCGCTTTTCGCAGCCGGTCTTTATCTTCTTCTGTCATTCCTCGTACTTGATTGTATTCATAGCAAACCGTAAAATAGTCTCGCAGCGCTTGACTAATACGGTGCGGTCTATCTCATAGCCTCCTATATAACCGTCCATTATGGCGTCCAGGTTCCCGATTTTGGGGTTAAGCGCGTCGGCCCTGACGTGCGTACGCCTTTCTATATCCCGGTCTACATCGCGGCAAAAACTCTTTAATACCCGTACCAGCAGTACCGCGCAGTGCGCATCGCTACGCATTTCCCGGTACAGCATATCCGGGTAAAGTTTCAGCAGCTCGCCGTTTACCGTAAACCAGGTAAGCTGCATTTGCCAGCTAAACTTATCCTGGAAAGCTGCGGCCGCCTCCTTTGCCCTGGCCAGGTGCTCCCGGTCTATGGATCCGCGCAGAAAATCGTAGTAACTGTCTTTTACCATCTTTACCGCCCGGCTCAGCTTCTTAACTTCCGATATGCGGTTTACCCGGCAGTAGTCCAGCACCCTATCCACATAATACCAGATACTCTCTGCCACCACTACCGGCGCGTAGGCCATACGCAGCCGTTCTTCCATTGTAAACACATCGTCCAGCGTCAGGGGTTTACCCATCCTGGGCAGTATCTCTTTTTCCGCGATCATCGACAGCATACGTTTTTCTGCTGCCTGCATTTCGGGCGTATTCATATCCAGCATATCTTATTCCTCCTTTGGTTTAATGATTTTAGGCTGCTGGCGTTTCTTCGTCAGCTTCTTAGTCAGATCGCCCAGCGGGTCGTCCTCGCCGGCGCCGTTCAGTTCCTCAACCGTCAGCCCTAATACTTTCATCTGGCGCGTTATCAGTTCCTGGGCTTCTTTGGCGATCTTAAATACCGGGTGCGGCGCCAGCTTGCTACCGTACCGCGTTTCTTCCCATACCGTCGTCTCGGTCAGCCCGTCGATCTGGGCGTTAGCCATATCCAGATTACGCATAGCCGAAGCCAGCGATTTGATCTGCATATCCAGCGCCTTACTGTAGGTGTGGTTAGCCCGTAATTCCTTTTTTATCTGCTTCTGATATTCTTCTATAGTCTTTGCCATAATTTTCTATTTTTAGACGTTATTTTCAAAAGTTCCGCGTTTCCAAAAAATTATTTAGGTTTTTTCTTGAGTGGGGGCGAGGTTTACTCGGTAGTACCCCCATTTAAAAAATCGGCCCCCGTCTCGTCGTCTCCGAAAAATTTTGCGATTATCTCGGCTGCGTGCTTTTCCTGGCGCTTCCGGTTCGCTTCCTTGCCGCACCTGCCTAACTCCGTGTGTGTCTTAACGTGGCAGTCGTGGCACAGTGCTACCAGGTTGTGCGGGTCATACATACGACGCGTACGCTCCGCCCTGGTGTGCGCTTCCTCTACCGGCTTGACGTGGTGCACCTCGGTAGCCGGCGTTACCAGGTTCTCTCTTTCGCACCGCTGGCAAAGCGGGTGCGCCGTCAGTACTGCTTTGCGAAGCCGTAGCCATCTGGCCGTATGTATCAGCTTCTGGTATTCCTTATCCTTTGCCATAGCTCAATCCTTTTTAGTTCTGTTCCTGCGCTGCTTCGGCGGGTTCGTGTTGGCCGGGGTCTTTTCGTAGTTTCCCAGATCCTCAAACATACCGTCTATATACTGGCCGTCCTCGTCCGGCAGATCGTAGCGACGACGGCCGGCTGCCTCTGTCCGGTCTAACAGTATATGCACGAAAGCTACCACCAGCTCGCACGCGTTCTTAAATCCGTACTTCCTTTTAAGCTCCTGCAGGCGCTCGTAGGTTTCCGGATCTATAGATATATTTACCCTTTTCCTATCCACAGTGTTTACGTATTAAGTAGTTCAAACTATCCAGCAAATTTTGCTGTACTCCTTTCTTTCCCTCCAGGGCTGCGCTGGCTCTCTCGTCCACCGTTCCTTTGCATACCAGCTTATAGACGGTAACCGGGTACTGCTGGCCCTGGCGGTGCAGACGGGCGTTTGCCTGCTGGTAGTGCTCCAGGTTCCAGCCGGTGCCGAACCAGACTATATAGTGGCCGCCCTGCTGCATATTCAGGCCGTAAGCCGTACTGGCCGGGTGGGTCAGCAGTACGTCTATCTTCCCGGCGTTCCAGTCGTCCAGCTCGGCCGGGCCTTTGTAGGTTCTTACCTTGTAGCCTTTCAGCCGTGCCATTATCCTGGGTATATCGTGTTTGTACTGGTAGAAAACTAATACGCTGCTGCCGTTGGCCGCTTCCACTATCTCGGCCAGACGGTCTAACTTCTCGCCGTGTACCTCGTGCACCTGCATATCCTCGTCGTAGATAGCGCCGTTAGCAAACTGGCTTAGCTTATTCATAAGCCCGGCCGCGCTGTTGGCCAGGATATTTGCGGGTTCGTCGCCGTGCTCGGCCTTAAACTCCAGTACCTTGTCTTTCTCAAATTTCGTGTAGGCGGCCATCGTCCGGCTGCTTAGCTCTACTTCCACCTGGTGGGTAATCATAGCCGGAAGCTGCAGATAGTCTCTGGCCTGCATACTCAGGCATATATCGGCTATCTTGTTACGTATTATTTCGTCGCAGCCCTTTTTAACGTCGCACCGTACTATTACGTTGTTCCACTTGTGGGTCTCGAAATAGGCCTCGCGGTAACGGCTTATGCTTTTGCCCAGACGCTCGCCCTGATCTAAGCAGTACATCTGCGCCCATAGGTCTATCAGCCCGTTAGGCGCCGGCGTTCCGGTCAGTCCGATAACCCGCTTAACCGACGGAAGCGCTATACGCATAGCCTTAAATCTTTGGCTTTTGCTTGATTTAAAGCTGGTCAGCTCGTCGATAACCAGCGCATCAAACGGAAGCTGCCCGCCGTATTTTCCCACCAGCCATACAAAGTTATCGCGGCCGGTTACGTATACGTCCGCCTTTTCGTTAAGGGTTAAGCAGCGCTGCTTCTCGGATCCTAAAACCTTTACCACTTTCAGCCCGCGCAGGTGATCCCATTTCTGGGCCTCGGTGCTCCAGGTGGTCTCGGCTACTTTTTTGGGGGCTACCACCAATACGCGGCTTATCTCGCAGTCGTCTATAAGCTGCTGTACCGCCGTCAGTGTGCTGACCGTCTTGCCCAGGCCCATATCGAGAAATAACCCGCAGTGCGGCTTCTCGATTATCCACCGCATAGCGATACGCTGATATTCGTACGGTTTATAGATCATAGCCCAAAGATTTAAAAACGTTGTCCACTTCCTCTTTGCAGCCCAGCACGTATACCGGGTGTCCTATATCCGCCATCTGCCCGAAGCGCACGCGCTGCACCTTTGACGGTCTGCGGCCGCGGCTCTTTAATTCTATCCATATCGTACGGCCCTGCGGCATAAGCGCCACCCGATCCGGGTAGCCTACTTCGTTGCTGTTGCTGTACTTCAGGCAGACGCCGCCCAGCTGTTTTACCACATTCACTAAATAGCGCTCTATGGCTTTTTCGCTTACTTCCGCGTGCTTTACTATATTTTCTATCTTCTTCTCCATTTTTCTCTAAAGTTATACCCGGTAAACGGTAAACGCAAACTTTGTTTTTTCTAACATTTTCCCGCGTAATAGATATATACCCTATAATAATACCCGTATATACATATATTACACTATTTATAATCTTTTACTATATTTATCGTTTACTCCGTTTACCATAGGTTAAAGTAGTTATATATCAGTTAGTTAGCGGTAAACGATAACGGTAAACGATACGGTAAACGATTTTTTGCGTTTACCTTTGTGCTGCTTACCCGTTTTTCGGTTGCGTTTACTCCGTTTACCTTTTTGGGCAGTATCGTTTACCGGTTTCCGGTGTTTTTCCGCTTTGTTCCGAAAATGCGTTTTTTGGCATTTTTTCGGCTTGTTTTGTTCGATTTTGCCCGTTTTTCGTGCTGATAGCGTCAAATTCCGTTAAATCGCCCTCGCCGTCTATATGGTAGCGGGGTACGTTGTGCCCGTAGTCGTATTCGTCGTTATCCTCATACGGGGGCAGTGTATTTTCCTTTTCCATATCCTTGTAATTTATAGGTCGTCGTCCTCGTCCTGGCTTGCCTCTATCCTGCGGAAGCCTCGCTGCACCCCGTAGAGGTTCTGGCAGTGTTTCGTACTGCTTACCTTTTCCCAGTTCGGCAGCTGGCCGATCATCCGGCTGATACGGCGCGCCAGGTACTTAAATTCTTTGTCGGCCATATCCCGGCCCAGTCTCTCGCAGATAAATTCTACTGCGCTGACGCGCTGGCGCTGCTCCGTTCCCTCCGCATCCAGGGGGTCGGGATCACGCCACCAGGCGCGGCGCCTCAGCAGGTCGTACGTCTCCCAGTCCGGCGGCAGCTTCGCATCTAAAAAGTTATGCAGCATTTCGGCCATAGGGTCGTCGCTGTCGTCGTTATAGTCGTGCTGGCGCTTCTTCGCCTCGCGCTCCATATCGTTATCCAGGTATAGTTTTTCGCCGTTTTTGTAGTAGTGCACCGCCTCGGCCCAAAGCTGGTCGCGGTCGTTGTCTAACTGCTTCTGCCAGTCTGTGTACTTCCTCAGCGACGGATCCACGGCGATAACCCAGAAACGGCGGTTTCCGGTGTCTCCTTTCAGGAAAAACGCCTCGTTTGTCGTTCCGCAGAAAATGCACTGCCGCGGGTGCTCGGTCGTCCTCCGGTCGTAGGCCGCGCGGTATATATCCGTCTGTTTGGATAGGTAGGCTTTTACCTGCTCTACGTCGCTGCGCTTGATACTGGAAAGCTCGCCCATTTCGATAACCCAGGCACCGCGAAGCTGCGCCATACCCTCTTTGCCCTCCGTGGTTACGATACTGTCGTTAAACCACTGGCCGCCCATCTTGTTTAGCAGCGTGGATTTTCCCGCGCCCTCCGGGCCGGTCATAATCAGGCAGTAATCGTATTTGCATCCTGGGCGGAAAACGCGGGCTACAGCCGCCGTAAAGTGTTTGCGGGTCATAGTCCGGTTTAGCTCGTTGTCCTCGGCTCCTATGTAGTCTATAATAAGCCTATCCAGCCGCGGCGTACCGTCCCAGGTCAGCCCGCTGAGGTAGTCGCGGATAGGGTGGTAGTTATGGCGTGTAAGCACGGCTGCCACTGCGTCGTTAATCTTGTCTTTGCCGGTTATATCGTAGTTACGTTCCAGCCATACGCGCAGGTTCGCGTCGTCTCGATCCGTCCACTGTCTCGCGCGTTTGTTCCAGGGAAGCCCGCCTACCACCATATCGAAGCCGCTAAACTCGTCGTGCTTGATATGCCCGGCCAGCGCCGGGTCGTTTTCCAGTATCATAATGATATTACCCATAGTGCACTGCAGCTTCCCGCTTTTGCTGTACTCCAAATCGGCTTTCCATTCGTCGCTATAATCGTCCGGCAGCTCCACGTACGCGAAATCGTCGGCCGCTTCCTGCTCCTTTTCTCTGGCCATCAGCAGCCGTACTTTTTTGTCCTCGCTTACGAAAGCCTGCATATCCTCGTAGCTCGGCATACGGGTAATATCCTGGGCGTGGCTGCCCTCGTCTTTGGCTCCGAACAAATGTATACGCACCAGGTCGAAAGCGTTGCAAAGCTGGCGGCTTGCTGGGTCTGTCTCGTGGTGGCTGTATGCAAACTTGTTTTCGTAGCATACCAGGCCGCCGGCCACGCTTCCCAGCTTGTAGGTATAGCGCCCGGGTGTAGCGGTGGCCTCGTAGTAGTCGGTAAGGAAAGTATCTATAGCGTCCTCGATAGAGTAGGTACGGCAGAAAGCGCCTATAAGGCCGGGTTTCCCGGTAGGGTCTCCGGCCTTTTTTATCTCGTGCGCTATTACGTCGCTTTCTCTGCTGGATAGCGGCCAGGCCGATACGTCGAAAGGATCCACGTACTGCGCCAGCACCTTATCCACGTCGCACGCCGGGCCGTCCTGGTACTCGAAAACGTAGTCTGCGTCCTTGCTGGTGCTCGGCCAGTAGAATAGGCGCGGCAGCTCGTAGGTCGTGTCGTCGAACAGATCTATACCCAGTTCCGCCGCTATCTTCCGGCAGATCGGCTCGTATTCGGCCGGGGTTACCTGGCGGGATAACGGAAAAACCAGTCTGTAGCGCGGGTGCGCTGCGCTGTGCTTGTGGGTGCTGTAAAGCATAGCGGCAAAGTCAAACGCCATAGTAAAGTCATCCCAGACGTTCAGGGTGCCGTAGTCTATATCCAGCGTGGCCACGCTCCGGTACATTACATTAGTATTTTTTCGTACGCCGCCGCTGAGGTAGCCGCCGACAAATCCGCCGACGTCCTTTATATTGCTTTGTTCCTCGCGGCTCATTTTGGCGTATTCTGCGCCCGTTTCGCCGGTGCGCTTTGTCTCGCTGCACCGCTCCAGCAGTTCGGCCCAGCGCCACTGCCTATTACGCCATTTTTTGGACGTACGGGTATGCGCTGTGGCCAGGTCTACCGTAAAATCGTGCTTTACCTTGATCATTTTTTTACGGCCTCCTGCTCCGTCGGTTTTTTAGGCTTCCACCCGGCGCAGCCGGTAGTAGTCAGCGGGTAGTCTATCAGGTAGCTAAAGTAGCTGCCCATAATGCACGCTTTATACTTGCCGTCTACGGTGTGCAGGTTAGCGCAGGTGGTGCAGTCTTTGTTTGAATTATTATTCGCCATAGTTCGGATCGTCTACTGGTATATGGTCTATGCAGCCGGGCTGGTAGTAGTCCACCGCATTATCGGTCAAATTACAAAAGCTGCCCTGGTACGTCTGGTAGCAGGATATGCAGTTACCGCAGATAGGCTGCGGCTGTTCCATTGTCTTTTTGTCCTCTTTTTCTATATCAGATTATTATTTTAAAAAGTTCTGCGCGTATAGCCGGACGCGCGGCCGGCTCTATTTCTGCGTTTCCAGGCGGCTAATTTCGTCCTGGATATAAAAAATAGCTTTCCGCAAATCCTCTATAGTCTTTGCCTTGTGGCCCAGTACCGGGTCGTCTTTCAGTCCGGCGCGCCATAAATACTTAATGGCGTTTCCCACGTTGAAATTACGCCACCTGGTTATCTGTATGCACTCGACGCCGGACGGGTCGCTGGTATAGTGCTTCGGGTGGTTTACATTATCGTTTTGCTGTGCCATTTTCGGATCTGTTTAAAATTCGTATGTTTTCCGCTACTTCCGTGTAGCTGTATTCTCCGGTTTTCCGGTTTGCTTCCTCTCCTTTGCAGCTCAGCAGCTCGTCGTCCGGATCCTGGCCGTAATCGTGCATAAAGCATAAAAACTTAGTGCCGTTAGACAGTTCTACTATGTAGGGGCAGTCTCCCGTATCGCCTACTATCTCTTTTTCGCAGGTACTTATACTTACTGTGTAGTTCGGGTTAAATTCTATATACCCGTCTATGGCAGTCCAGCGTTTATCGCCGTATCTGCGTATGGCAGCGTGGCGAAATCTTAAAAACTTTTTAGGTTGTGTAAACATTGTATTATATTTTAGTCTTTTAAATAATACGGGGTGGTGTAGCCTGCACCTTTCAGCGGCAGATCCTCGCACCATCCTATAGGATCACTAAATAGGGCTTCCACTTCTTCCAGGGTCTGGCCCGGTTCGGCTTCCACTATAATTTCGTCGTGTATATGGAAAACGATTTTAAGGCCCTTACTTTCGGCCCGTAAAATGATAAAGCCCAGTATATCGCGCGCTATGGCCTGCACTACGTTTTCAGTCAGCTTTCCGCCGTAGGTACGTATCTTTTCCCACTTCTTGGTTATCTGGTTCATACCCTCGTACTCGATAATATCGTGGTCTCCGCGCCAGCCGTCGTTACGCTCTATGCCTACAGTAGCCCGCGGGTAACAGATCGTGCGCCCTGACGGCAGGGTAATAAACAGAAAACCCCATTTATAGCTGACTACTATACCGCGGTTTATAGTTACCGCCTCGTGCGTTTTTATCGCATGTATGGCGGCTGCCTCAACCGTAGCCCAGAATTTTACTATATGCGGGTTAGCTTCCCGCCATCTGTGTACTATATCCCGTTCCTCGTCCTCGGTCAAACCCAGGCGGCTACCGCCCATAGCTTCCAGCGCAGAAACGCCGCCGCCGTAACCCAGGGCCAGGGTAGAAATCTTACCTTTTTGGCGAAGCTCCCCGTTTATACCGTGCTTCTCTACCGGTACGCCAAACATTTTAGACGCCGTACTGCAGTATATATCGCCGCCGGATCTAAATACGTCCAGTACCCAGCTTTCGCCGGATAGCCAGGCTACTACGCGGGCCTCTATCGCGCTAAAGTCGCATACGTGAAAAACACATCCGGGTTTAGCCACGAAAGCGGTACGTATTAGTTCGCTCAGTACCTGGGTAGGGTTTTCGTAGTTCAGCTGGAAATTATCGAGGTCTCCCAGTTTAACCAGCTGGCGTGCGTAGTCCAGATCCTCTAAATGGTTCTGCGGCAGGTTCTGCACCTGCACCAGCCGGCCGGCCCAGCGTCCGGTACGCGCGGCTCCGCAAAACTGTAAAAGTCCGTGTATACGTCCGTCGCTGCATACGCACTGCTGCATAGCGGTATATTTTTTATTACTGGTCTTGCCCATTTCGCGGCGCAGCTCGATAACCCGGCAGGCTTTCGCGTTTCCCTCAACTTGGGCGGCTACGTCGTCCAGTACTTTTTTGTTCAGGGTCTCCACCTCGACGCCGGCCACTTTTTTTAAATAGGCCTTTATCTGGGCGGGGCTGCTCGGGTTCTCCATACCGGTAAGCGCTTTCGCCTCATCCACCAGCTGGGCTTTATACTCGGCGTCGAAGCGGGCGGCGTTGTCTACCAGCCGGCGATCCATCAGCACGCCGCGGTCGTTTATATTCTGATCCGCTACGTACAGCTGTTCGTCAAAGTCGGCAGGCTCCAGGCGTCTAACCTTTGCTAATATCGCCTGCTCCACCTCTACGTCTCGTATATTGTATCTTTTAAAAACTTCCCAGCGGTCGGGTGCGTCTGCCGGCAGGTGTCGTTTGCCGCGTGTGGGTGTGGAAAAATAGCGTATAAGCGTCGCGCCCTCTTTCATCTTGCCGTCGGCCAGGTGCAGCACTTCTCCGCACTGCCCCAGGGAAAGCGGCAGGCCCATACGCGCAGCGCGTACCATAGTGCAGCGCCACTGCTTCGGATCCATAAGCGGCCAGCCATAATACCGGCTAATGCAAACGCGCTCAAATACGGCGTTAAATGCAGTCTTGATAACGGCCGGATCGCGAAGCGCAGCTACTATGCTGTCGGGCAGCGTTTCTCCCTGCGCCATATCGCAGCAGATAACCGGGCCGCCGTCCACGGCATAGGAAAACAGCAGTATAGTAAAGTCCGGGGCCTCCGCATACTTGTAGACGCCGCAGCTTTTAAGGTCTGCACTGCTGTAGGTTTCTATATCTATCCCTAATTCTCGCATTTTATCGGGTTGTTATCGTTATTAAAAAACCCGCGCAGCTGGCAGTAACCATATCTGCGCGGGCAGGTTCAGGCGTTTATAGGTCGTCGTCGTCCTCTAAGTCGTCGCTAAAATCCACGTCGGCAAAATCGGTTTCCGCAGATACTCTGCCACCCAGCGGCGCGTCGTCCTTAAACTTCATTACGTTGTTTAGTCCGCACGCTACGCCGCGGTTACCGCTGACGTCGTAGCCGTAGAAAGTAACAGATACCACGGCCCAAACTCCGCTATACATTTCTTCTTCGTCTACGATCGGCTGTTTGTTCTTGCCTATGATACCTGGGCGGCTGTTGCATTTTGCATTTACGTAGAAATGGTCTGCGTAAACTTCGTCGTCGTCCTTTTCGTCTCCGTCTCTCAGCGGCAGATCCAGTTTTTTAGGTTCCTTGCCGCTCCATTTTGATACTATGGCCAGTTTCTTACCGGCTTCTATGGCCTCTTTAATGGCTTTTACGGTTTCCTTTTCCTCTTTGGGAATAAGTACGTTTGTCATAAACTTTCCGTTTGCTTCGTCTCCGTCGGGTGCATATTTCGCAAATAAATGCGTATAAGACAGACGGCACGGGCCAAATACTACTTTGTTTTCTTTTACGATAGGTGTAATCATAACTTTACGTTTTTAAATGTTTATAATTATTTGTTTGTTAAATGTTCGGTCAGGCTTCTAAGGTTGGCCAGCGCTACGCCGGCTTTTACGGCTTGCCCTACCTGCTCGTTATCGTGTATAAGGGAAGCCAGGCCCTCGCTGATCTGTACCGGGTTTTCCTGGGCTGCGGCCAGTACCATACGGCCGTCCTTTTTGTCGTTCTGGGCAGTAACCATAATAAGCGCGTGGCATTTGTTATCACCCACCAGCTGCAGCAGCTCGTTTACTTTGTCGCTGATCTGCTTCTGCATAATTTTTTCTTTTTCTTCGGTTTCCATTTTATAGCTGTTTATCGTCTCCCGGAATACGCCGGGCCGTTTATAGGTCTATACCTTTGAAATCGTCTACTGCCGGGTTAATAGCCTGGCGTTTGTCGCTTTCCGGCACCAGGGTAGGTTTACCGTCCGGCTTCTCGATAAAGTCGCCGCAGATTGCCGCAAACTGTTTCTTTCCTACCAGCTTTTCCAGGTCGGTAATCGTACGCAGTTCCTGGGGCTTGTATATCTGGGTAGTCTTAAATCCCGCCTGGTTCAGCGCTACCGCCGCGCCGTCCTGGTCTACTATTTTGCGTATGCTTCTGCCGGCTACCACTTTATAGCCCGGAAGCTCTACGCCGGATAACGCCTGCTGCAGCGCGTAGTCCTCGATACCGGCTAACCAGGTCTTTACCGTGTCTACCATAGGCAGTACGTCTTTGGCCAGTTCCGACGGGCTTAGCTTCTGCGGATCCTTATATTTTCCCGCGGTGTCTATGCAGCGTTTGGCCAGTGTACGGCAGCAGTTCTTAACTTTGCAGAAACGGCACCAGTCGCCGGGGTTCTGCTTTCCGTTTCCGGTGTATGCTAATGCGGCTTTCGGCTTTAGATCGTATTCTGCCCACTTCATCAGCTCGTCTACGTTTAGCTCGTATTCGCTAAGATTGTCTATACGCGGCTGTACGATAGTCATACGTACGCGCTTTATATTGAAATCGTCGCCAAATTTGAGGTAGGCGCCCAGCGCGTAGATCATCATTTGCGGGTTGTTTACGGCAGATACCCGTACGCCCTTTCCATACTTAAAGTCGATAATCTCCATAAGGTCGTCGGCTATAATCACGGCGTCGCCGGTTCCGAAAGCCTCCGGTACGTAGGCGCCGAAGCTAAGGCGGGTTTCAACCAGCAGCAGCGCGTCGCTGGTGGTTACGCGGGCTGTATTGTACTTCTCCAGTACGATAGTCTTGTAGGTGTCCGTATACTCGTCCATTTCGCCGCTGTGGTATTCTGAGTCCAGGGTTTTAATTTCGTCCTGCTCGCCGTCTGTGGGCTGGTGCAAAAATTCTTTAAGTTTCAGCGCGCAGTAGGCGTGCGCTAACGTTCCCTCGGCTGCAAAGCTGCTGCCCTCGTCTACTATATCGGCTTCCAGGTGCGGTGCTGCCGGACAGTTCAGCCATCTGTGGGCTGCCGACGGGCTTAATAGTGCGTGTGCTCCCATAACTTAAAACGGTAAATCTTGTGTTAGTTCCCCATTCTTGACAAATACGGCGTCGCACTCCTTGATAAAGGCCGCGCGTTTATCGCTTGTAGGTAGTGTGCTTGGTTTTTCAGCACCGTATACGGCTGCAGTGTTTTTAAACCAGGCAGTTAATACGCGGTGCCATTTCTTGTAACCGTCGCTGTCTGTTTTCTCCTTGTAGTTCTCGCCCTCGATACGTTTACGGGTGCGATCCATAGCGGCGCGTACGTCCACGGCCGTATACTCCTTTTCCGGGGCTTCCTCCGGTTGAGGTTCCGGCGCTGCTTCCGGTTTCGGCTGCTCGGCTTTTTCTTCTGCCGCCGGTTTGGTTTCCGGTTTAGCTGCTTTCTTTGCCGGTTTTTCCGGTTTCGTTTCCTGGGCTACCGCTGTAGGTGCCGGCTGCAGGTGTCTACCGGCTACGGCAGTAATAAGATCTACCAGCGATTTATCCGCTGCAAAGTTTACCTGCACGTTAATTTTGATAGGTTCCATAATCTCGTTATTTAAAAATCGTTAGACATATTGGTAAATTCGGGTATAGTTCCCATTCGATCCCAGCGCTGGATAAGTTTATAAAGGATCCATCCGGAAGCCAGGCCGATAAGTTTTGAGGATATAAGGCAGTACAGCCAGCTGATAAACGGCTGCTCGTCGATAGGCACTGAGAAAATGCCTAATACTGCTACAGTCATAAGTAGAAACATTACGTAGTAGCGGTAGTTTGTAAGTATCTTTTTTATTTTCATATTTTAGTGAATTAGGTAGTTAAACTTCTTCGATAGCGTGTATAGGATATTTCCCCAGTCTCCCACGGCCATATCCTCCCAGTGGCCGACGCTTCGGCCGTCTACCTTTGCTTCTCCGGCGCAGGTAATCTTAGATACGGTAAAGACGACGCGCCCGCCCTTGAATGTTTGGCGTATTTCCTTTGTCAGCTCGTTGTGGGTCGTCTCCACTTCCGGTATATATCCGGTAGGCGCGGTTAGTAAATTGATAGTGCTAAGCATTTGAAAAAATTTTAGATTTATAGATAGGTGGCTTCCCAGCATTTGAGTATCTGGCGCCCCGTTGTGAATTTCGCCCGGCCGGCTTTGCGTACGTCGAAACGTATACAGCCGTCCAGCTCCCAGCGTCGGATCGTGTGGCGTTCCACGCCCAGGATCTGCGCAGCTTCTTTCTGGCTATAGCGTCTGTCAGGATCGCAAACTGGTTTAGTCGGCGTCATACCTTGTTACGCTTAGTGTTAAACCCTCTGTCTGGCACACAAAGCGGCAGTTTTCCATTTTCTGCATAGCGTAAGCGGTATTTTTCTGGCTATCCAGGTCGTAGCCGTTTGCGCAAACCACCGTAACAGTTTCCCCGTTTACCATCTGGCGTAGACGTTCACGGGTAATTTTTTCCGTCGTTCTTGTAGTCGTTTCTTCCATTTCTCGGTAAAAATTTTAAATTTGTTCGTTTGTTCGTTGGTACATAAAGAAAAACTGCCTACCTTAGCGGTATATTTTTGGACGTTACAACCGGCTATTTTGGTCGGCAGCCTTTCTTATGCCCTTTTCGTTTGTTCGTTTGTTCGTTGGCAAAGATAGAGGTTTTCCGGTAACTTCCAAAAGATTTAGTAAAAAATTACTCATTTTTCGGTAAAATTATTTCCTGACCGGGCATAACGCTACCGAAATACAGGTTAAAATCTAATTTTGTATGGAAGATTATAAAGAATTGGCGGACGACGTACGCGATAGAATTAATGCGACGCTAAAAGACAAAGGTATTACCCAAAACCAGGTAGCCGCCGGCGATACTCCGGCCCAAAAACGTATAAACAGTCAGCTGAGCCACGGCAGTAACATAACGTTAGATACCGTGCTGCGCATCCTGGACGCCTGCCCGGACATATCCGCAGACTGGCTGCTGCGAGGATCCGGCGATATGTACGTAACGGCGGGCACCAGCGTAACCGGCGCTAATAATGTAACCGGGCGCAGCGCTACCGTAATAGGCCAGAAGGTCGGCACGCTTACCGAAGATTTTGTGCGCGAGCTGATCGCGGAAAAAGATAAACAGATACGTATGTTAATAGAGAAAATAGGAAAATGA